GAGATAGAGGCGAAGTTCAGCGCTGGCATAAAAAGCGTTATGGCTATTGCCAAAGAGCACGGCATTACTGAGGGAGCAATCAGGAAGCGAGCCAAGCGCGACGGCTGGCAGAGAGACCTAAGCGGCAGCGTTCGTAGTGCGGTTAAGTCGAAGTTGGTACGAACTACTGGTACGGACTCTGGCATTCGTACCGACTCCGACATTATTGATTCTGCATCGGATGAAATCGCCCAGGTTGTCAGGGGTCATCGAACCCTTATTTCCAAGTGGCAGGGCATTTCAACCAAGCTGGCCGTCACGCTTTCAGGCATGACCGTGGACGAGGAAAACCACAACGAGTTTGCTCGCTCGCTCAATTCCGGCGTTGACGCCCTTGGTAAATGTATAAAGCTGGAGCGCCAAGCGTTCGGCATGGATGACGACAACCCCGAGCAGGGCCCAGAGCGAGCACTGGCAGACGATGACCTTGACGCCCGCATTGCCGAGCTAAGCAAGCAGGTAGGGAATGGGAAGTGACAGCGCCAAGCGGGAGCTACTAAAGGCGCTGGAGGAAAAGGCCAGACGCAGGCGCTACACCCTCATCAAGCAGCTTTTTCCAGACACCGGGCCTTACCGGCGCGAGCTGTACCCAAAGCACCTTGAGTTTTTCCGGGCCGGCAGCCTTCACCGGGAACGGCTGTTTATGGCCGCGAACCGGGTTGGCAAGACCGTGGCGGGTGGTTGTGAGCTGACCTACCACATGACGGGTGAGTATCCGGTTTGGTGGGAAGGCCACCGCTTTGACAGGCCAGTGCAGTGCCTTGCTGCAGGCGACACCAGCACAACCACGCGAGACATTATTCAGAACAAGCTGCTTGGCGGTCTTTGGGGTACCCCGGAGTTCGGTTCCGGCCTACTGCCTGGCGATAAGCTGGGCAAGCCGACCCCAGCACGAGGCGTTGCCAACCTTTACGAAGGCATTACCGTTGAGCACACAAGCGGCGGTACAAGTCGCTTGATGTTACGCAGCTACGAACAGGGCCGGAAGATCTTTCAAGGCACTGAGCAGGATTTCATCTGGCTGGATGAAGAAGTTCCAAAAAACGTGTACGACGAAGCCCTCATCCGAACGATGACTACTCAGGGTTTAGTGGCAATCACTTTCACGCCACTGGCGGGCCTCACCGAGCTGGTTATTGATTTTCTGGAAGCAAGACACGAGCAGGTTCCCTTATGACTAGCATCCAACGGCCAGAAACCAAAGTGAACGTACCGGCCGACACCTGCAATTCTTTGGTGTTGCGCAAGCTCACTGACCTGGTTGCAGAAAGAAAAATTAAGCGGGGCATGCTGTCCCTGAACATTGCTCGGCATATCTATCCAAAATCTCGCACCGGTGACGAAATGAAGATTGCCGGAGCAACCTTCGTCATAGGTAAATAGTGAGTCGATACGTTGTGCAAGCCGGCTGGTCACACGTCCCACACCTCAAGCAGACGGACATCGATGATATGGCAAAAAGCATCAGCCCACATCTGGTTGACGCACGGATGAACGGCAACCCAAGCCTTGGCGCCGGCGCGATATACCCAGTGCCCGAAGAAGATTTTGTTATTGATCCCTTCCAGATCCCGCCCTGGTTCCCGCGCATGTACGGCATGGATGTTGGCTGGAATAAAACCGCCGCTATCTGGCTTGCTCACGATCGCGACACCGACATCATTTACGCTTACTCCGAGCATTACCGGGGCGAAGCTGAGCCACCGATACATTCAAAGGGCATTCAACTGCGAGGCAAATGGATACCTGGGGTTATTGATACCGCAGCGCGCGGTCGGTCCCAGATTGATGGAAAAGACCTGTGGAAGCTGTACATCGCTGAGGGATTAATTCTTCACAAGGCCAACAAGTCCATTGAATCAGGGTTGTTGGAAACGCTAGACCGCCTTTCAACGGGTCGACTCAAGATTTTCAGAACCCTGCAGCACACTCTGAGCGAAATCCGATTGTACCGGCGTGATGAGAAGGGCCGAGTCGTGAAGAAAAACGACCACCTCATGGATGCTATGCGCTACGGAGTGATGAAGGTTTCAGTCGCTGTCACACGCCCTGCTGAAAACTCGATTAGCAGCTACTTACCAGGCGACCCAATTGCAGGATACTGATATGGACTACGCCGAAGAGACATCGGAAGAAGAGCGGATTCTGCAGGAAGAAAACCTCAACATGCTGGGCTCCAAGCTCGATCGATTAGCACAAGAGCAGGTAGCTGGGCGTCAGATGATCGAAACCCGGTGGCTGGAGGATCTGCGCCAATACCACGGTGAGTACACACCGGAAGAAACAAAACGGATGAGTGACAACAGCAGCTCCCAGGTTTTTGTCAATATCACGCGCAACAAAACCCGCGCCGGCATCTCGCGCATGAGCGATATGCTGCTGCCGAATGACGACACGAATTTTGGAATCAAAAGCACACCCGTCCCGGCGATGAGCGCGACCAACAGCGCGCCAATGCAGGCGGATATGCAGCAGCAGGGTGATCCGCTAATGCATGGCCAGGGCATGGTGAACGGTATGCCCGAGTCGCACCAGTCGATGGACCCTGAAACCCATGCCAAGGCTATGCAGGTTATGGGGCAAGGGGCGCAAGCCGAAAAGAATGAGCCCAAACAGCAGGCTGATGAATCCGCTCGACAGATGCAGCAGCAAATTGAGGATGATTTTGCAGAGGCCAACTACAACGCCCATGCCCGCGACGTTATTGAAGATGCGTGCAAGCTGGGCCTCGGCGTGCTCAAGGGGCCGAAGGTCGTCAACCGCACCCGCAGGGCCTGGATCACTGACCCGCAAACAGGCCAAAGCACGATTGAAGTACAGGACGAGCTGCGCGCAGGGCTTGAGCGGGTGGACCCCTGGGATGTTTTCCCTGATATGTCCGCCTCCAGCGCAGCAGAGGCCGAGTTCTGGTTTGAGCGCAAACTGCTCAACCGCAAGCAGCTGCGAGAACTAGCCGACTTGCCGGGCGTTATTGAAGGCCAGCTACGCCGAGCCCTCGAAAGCGATGGCAGTCACTACATCTCAAACGACCGTCGCCAGGAGCTGCGCGCCATTACGGGTGTGGATACGGTCACCAACGACAGAAAATACGAGCTGTGGGAATACTGGGGACCGCTGGATAAAGACGAGCTAAAGGCGTGCGGCTGCGAAGACATCGACGATGATGTGCTGGTTGAGTACACGGGCTGCGTGCTGATGGTCGGCGGGCACGTCATTAAGGCCGCCATCAATCCCCTGGAATCCGGCGACCTGCCGTACAGCGTGTTTAATTGGGAAAAAGACGATTCCAGCATATTCGGTTTTGGTATCCCGTACCTGATGCGCCAGCCACAGAAAGTGGTTAACGCCTCGTGGCGGATGATGATGGACAACGCTGCAGTGTCGGCCGGTCCGCAGATCGTGATGAAAAAGCGCTCCGTGGTCCCGCAGGATGGATCTTGGGCGCTCCGACCGAACAAAGTGTGGCTCGATACCGGGGACGAGCCTGTGGGCAGCGTCTTTCAGGTCTACCAGATAGAAAACAACCAAGGCGGCCTGTTCGCGATCTTTGAAGCCGCCCAAAAACTGGCCGACACGGAAACCAACCTGCCAATATTGCTGCAGGGCGAGGGCATGAGTTCCGGTGCCGGCGGCAAGACGTTTGGCGGCATGCAAATGCTGATGAACAACTCCAACCTTGTGCTGCGGTCCGCGGTCAAGAATTTCGACGATGGTGTTACAGCGCCTACCGTTCGCCGCTTTTACGATTACCACATGATGTACACCGACCGACCCGAGATAAAGGGCGACTTTGACATCGTTGCCCGCGGCACGTCCGTTCTGATTGCCCGCGAAGAGCAGCAGGAAAAGCTGATGATGCTGTCCCAGGTCGCGGCACAGAACCCCGTTTTCGCCAAGCTGACCAACTGGGCCGGACTTTATCGCGAGATCTTACGAACGATGCAAGTGCAGGTCGATACGGTCACGTACACGGATGAAGAAATCAAGACGCGGGAAGCCGAGGAAGGCGAAGGGCCAAGCGTTGAAGAAAAAATGGCCATGTTTGAGATGAAGCTCAAGCAAGAAGAGCACGAGTTCGCCGGTAAGCGACTGGAAGCAGAGCTGGATCACAAAGAATGGGAGCGGGAATACAAGGCTGCCCAGCTACAGAGTGAACAGGAGCACCAGCGCGCAGGGCTCGCCTTGAAAGAAGGTATCACCATGGCAGAGCTTGAGGCCAAAGTGGGCCTTGAAAGCCAGAGCCTGGAGGTGCAGATGCGACAAACCGCCGCCAAAATCCAAGCGGATCGAGATCAAAAGGCCGCAGAACTCAGTGAAAAGCAAAATGATCGCCTGGCTCGGCAGGAGAATCAAAAAATGGGGTTTGATAGCTACTGATGGCCATTGATAAACACGCCGATACTTGGCGGGACATTGAGCAGTGGCTGCAGGATCGCCGAGAAAACAGCGTCCTGTCCTTGATTAATGGCTCAGCTAAAGATGACAAATTACGCGGAGAGATCCGCTTGATTGACGATTTACTGGCACACGCCAGCGAAGAACTGGAGCCGGGCAACCAGCCGAATCCAAGTTACTAACCCCAGCCGTTCGGGAGAACCGCTATGACAGACCAGCCGCTGAACAAGCCGCAGGATGATGATGCCATCGCCAGCGAAGATCAGGATTTTGAAAGCGCCTTTGCGGAATATTCAAAATCATCAACGCCCGCTGACGAGCGCGACGAGTACGACCGCAACGCGGAGCCGGCTGAAGATGCCGACGACGAAGCGGAAGAAGGCCAGCCCGACGACCTATCTGAAAAGCTAAAGACTCTGGAGACAGAGAACGAGCGCCTACGCCATTCCGACGCCTCACAGCGCGGACGACTAGGCGCATACCAGCGGCAGATAAACGATCTGCAACGCAAGTCGCAAGAGATCGAATCCGCCAAACCCAAAAACCAGAACGGGGAGTCTCAGGACGACAACCAGCAGCGCCAAGATTTGGCCGACTCCATGGGAGTTGATGACTGGGAGGAGTTTAAAGAGGACTTTCCCGATATGGCCCGCGCCTTCGAGTCTCGTCTTAAAGCAGACCAGGCAAAGCAGACGCAACTAGAGCAGCAGGTCTCAGAATTGAGATCCGCTGTGCAGCCCATGCAAGAACAGGCCCATCAGCAACAACTTCAGTCCGAGTATGCCCGCTTAGAAGGCCGGCATGCCGATTGGCGAGAAGTGGTC